CGGACTCGCGGCTGGCCGGCGGGGCCGTCGGTCAGGTCGACCGGCGGGGCGTCGCCCTTCTTGACCTTGTTCTCTTCCATCCACTCGGCGAAGCCGAGCTGAAGCTGCTCCTTGACCTCGGCCTTGATGTCCGGGTCCTTCTTGGCGACCTTGTTCTGGTACGCCTTGACGAAGTCGCCGAACTGGCCTTCCTTGAAGACCGCCTGCATCTTGGCGCCGTCGTTGAGCCATTCCTCAAGCTCATGCGGGGCTTCGGGAATCGTGATCGTCACTGTTGGGCCCCTTCCATGGCCTTTTTGAACAGCTCGGGGTCCCACTCGAAGTCGTCGAGTGACTTCGACTGGAGGTTGTTGGAGGCGCCGTCGGAGTCGTCGGAGTCGGACTTGTCGGCGTCGTCGAGGTGGGCCTGCAGGTGCTTCTCGACTCCGGCCTTGTCGGAGTCGGGGATTTTGGATCCGGGCAGGCGCGCTAGGCCGTTGCGGCAGGCCGCGAGATTCGCGGGACCGCCCTCGGTCTTGTGGTGCGGGAAGCGGTAGTTGCTCTTCTGGTCGTCCGCGTCGTCGTCGCCTTCTTTGGGCTTCTCGGCTGCGGCTTCGTCGGACATCCAGGCGTGGCAGTACCGAAGGACGCTGTCGTCGTTCGGCATCGCGGCGACCGCAGCCGGCCCGTCCCACGGCTCATCGACCGTGGCCGTGTGGTGCACAGGGAGGGCTTTGTTGAGTAGCGGCATCGACTCGATTCCGAGGATTCGGCCGGTCGCCTTGGCCTTGGGTGTCTTGGCGTTCTGCATGCCGCCGTCGCCGTCGGACTCTTCGCCGCCGGCGTCACCGTGGTCGTGGTGGTGGTCGGCGTCGTTGTTGTGGGTGTGCTCGTGTTCGTGGCTGTCGTCGTTGCCCTGCGCACCGAACGCGGGGTGGGCGTGAGTGTGGGTGCCGTCGAACGGCTCGTGCATCGCGGCGTTGTGGACGTGGCCGCCGTCTGGCAGTTGCGTGGGTTCGGGTTCGGGTTCGCCGAGCAGCGCCCGCCCCTGGTCCAGCCAGTTCCGGAAGACGTCGGCGGGGATCGCATCCATGGGGTCTCCCGCGGGCATGGAAAAGCCCCGGTCCGTGGGGTCCGGGGCTTGGTCAACAGTCTGTGGAGTTGGGGGCGATTCGGGCGTCGGCGGCGGGTCCGGCACCGAGTTCGCGTTCGGTTCGGGATTGGTTGGCGCGGTTTCGGCGGCCTGGTTCTGGATCCGGATGTTCTTGCGCAGCGATGCCGCGAATTCCTCTGCCGCGCCAGCGGCTGCGGTAAGGTCGATCTCGACCATGTTGTTGCCGGCGCTTGCGTGCGTGGTCTTCAGCCGGTCCGGAACGTTGCGGAACACAGACAGATCGAAGTGTGCGCGCATTGCGGCGGCGGTCGAGTTGTCGTCCGGGCCGCCAGGCGTCGACTGCTGCTTGCCGGTGGAGGGGGCGAGCCGGTCGGCCAGCCCCGCGTCCACTGCTTCCTGCCCGAAGAACCATGTTTCGGCGAGCATCACCTTGCGCCACTCGTCCACGGGCTTGCCGGTGCGGTCGGCGTAGACGTTGGCGATGTTGTCGGAGACGCGGTCGAGGAGGTCGGCCTGTTCGCGCATGTCGGCAGCGTTGCCGATGCAAAGTCCCCAGCCGTCGTGCACCATGACGCTTGCGTTGCGGCCCATCACGATCTCAGTGCCGGCCATGGCGATGACCGAGGCGATCGATGCTGCGAGGGAGTCAATGTAGGTGGTGACGCCGCCGCGGCCGGCAAGGTACTGGTAGATCGCTATGCCGTCCCAGACTTCTCCGCCGGGGGAGTTGAGGTGGAGATCGATCGGTCCGCTGATTGACTTCAGGTCGTTGATGAAGTCCTGTGCGGTAACACCCCAGTACCCCACCTCGTCGTAGACCATCACCTGCGTGGCCTGGTCTGGTGCCTGCGCCTTGATGACCCGGTACCAGTCGTTCCGTCCGGCTTGGAGGTTGGCGATGCGCCTGGTGGTCTTCAGCCGCGACAGGTCCATCACGCCCTCGCCTTCTCGTGGTGGTCGTGTCCGTTAATGTGTGCCGGCGCGGGCTCGAGGAGGTCGACGATCCTCTTGAGCATCGCCGTGAGGTCATCGCCGTCGCGGTTGCTTGGCTCGGCCTGCGCCTCGTAACGGGCAATCAGTGCCCCTCGGCACCGTTCGCCGCCGTCGCAGTTGATGTAGCCCGAGGTTGGGTAGGCGGCGGAGGCTTCGGCAACGGCGGCCGGGTCGTCGCTGTAGCCGAAGGAGTGGCCGTCGATCTCAAAGCAACTCGGACATGTCGAGGGGTCTCTCACCTCGCTGGCGATCAGCTCACAGCGTGGACCGGCAATGAACGTTCCGTGCCTGGCCTGGTTCGCCGCCGCGGCGAGCGCGCCGCCCAGGTGCGTCGCGGGCCCGGCGGTGGACAGACCTTGCAGAAATTTCTCCACGTGCGCCACAACCGCGTCGGCGTTGGGTGTGGTGGTTCCACCAGCCGCCCGTGTCGCCTCGCGTCCCGCCGATGTCGCAAGCTCGGACGCCATCAGCGACGCGGTGGATTCGGCGATCCCGTCGAGTTGGGTGGATGCCGGGGCGATCGGCTGGATGGTGACGCCCTGCTTCTTGGCTTCTTTCGCGGCCTGCTTGGCTGCGGTCTGCCCGAACGCGACCATCGCCGCGAGGATCAGCGCCTTCGCCGCGGCGTAGTCAATGACGATCGATCCGAGTGCGCCGATGGTGCCGGCCTCAACTGCCTGCCGGATCTGGTCGAGGGCCTGCTGCTGCTGATCGGGTGTGATCTGCTGCTGGTACTGCGCGGAGAGTTGGTCGACGGCCTGCTGGTGCTGCGCGTCCATCTCGGACAGATCGACGGCGGCCGGGTCGTGGTCGGCTGCGGCGGCGTTCGCCATGGCGTGGACGGCGATGAGTTCGCGCACCCGGTTTTCGAAGGGGTTGTCGTCTTCGGCGGGTTCGCCGTCGCTGTCGCCGGCTTGCTCAAGCTCGCCGGATGTTGGCCCGGACGTTGGTGCTGCGGCCGGGACTTGAACGTGGCGCATGGATGGCAGTCCGACGACTTCGGCTGCGTCGTCGGGGTTGACGCCGGCGTTGACTAGGACGGCGTAGGCCGCTGTCTTAGCTGTGAGTTCGGCGTTGTCAGCTTCGCGGTCATCCGGCAGCGGGTTGACGTAGTCAAACTCAACGCCCTCGCCGGTACTGCCGAACATGGGGAGGTAGAAGTTGTTGAGGACGTCTCTGTCCCGGTCGAGGCGGGTGATGACCTTCCAACGGCCGAAGACTTCTTCCGCCGTGGTTGCGTTAGCTCTGTTGACCTCGTCGGAGTTGCCCAGCATCGACTTGTGGATTCCCCAGGCTTCGCGGATGACGTCGCGGGAGACGTTCCGCAGGTTGGAGAAGTCCATGTCCTTGATGGACTGCTGGGTCGGGACCCAGGTGGCGCCGCCTTCGAGGATGGCGACGCGGTGGGCGCGGGACACGCCTTGGTGGGATTCGCACCAGCGGTTGGAGAACTGGTCGAATTCCTCGTCGGTCAGGTTCGTCGGGACTGTGACGACCCCGCCAGGCTGGGCGCCGTTAATGAAAAAGTTTCGGTTCCATTCGGATCCGTACTTCATGGCGTCGAGGTCCACCAGCACCGACTGGACCGGACCGAGCCCGCGGTACGGGTCCAGCGGGTTTGGGTACTTCGTGAGGATGACCTCGTCGGGCTGCAGCGGCACCCGCTCGCCGGACGGGCCGGTATAGACGTAGCCGGCGATGTAGTTGTCCGCCGACGGTACCGGCTCCATCCGGTCGGGCCGCACCAGCCACAGCCCGATGGGAAAGGTGGCGCGCGGGTCTCGTGCCACTACCCACCAGCGTTCGCCGGTGAGTTCCATGTGCTGCCAGCCAGCCTCACGGAACTGCACGCCGGTGTTGAACGGGTTGGGCCGCTGCCACACGCTGAGCGCCTGGTGCTGCAGCACTTCGGTGCGCTGATCGGATCCGCGATCGCCGGTGGTGTAGCGAACGCGCCCGTCAGCCTTCGGCTTGCGGTACAGCCGCCATTCGGGTGCTGCGCAGGATCCGGCAAGCAGCGAAACGATCTGGAAGACGGTGCCGGCTGTGCCGAACGCCCGCATGTAGGTCTCGTTGTCGCTGCGGCCAGACAGTGCGCCGATGGTGTTGTAGCGCCCGGGTGCGGCGTAGGCGACAGGGGAAGCTTCGCTGTTCTTGTTGAACAGTCCGCCGACGACGTCGAACACCGACCGAACCACGCGCTACACCCCCCTGCCAGGACGTTCAGGTGGTGGCCGCGGCGCTGGTTAGTTCATGCACTCGTTGAAGACCAGCAGTGAAACGCCTGTGGCAGCCAGTCCGGCGATAGTCCGGTAGTCATAGGCGGCGGCGTCAAGGAAGCCGAGTGCAGCGGCGGTCATGATGAGCCTGCGGGCGGTAGCTTGCGTGCCGACGATGTGAACTGACGCAGCTCGCGCTTTGATCGCGGCCTTGCGTCGCCACACTGCGAACCCATGCTTGGCCGGCGCCCAACGGCTAACATGCTGGCGGCTGTGGGCACCGTAGGTCGCGGTGGTCATCGCATCACCCTGATCCCTGGTCGCGTGCCGAGGTCGCGGTGGGCCACCATGTAGCGAGCGGCGTCCATACCGTGGTCGTCTTCCTTGACCGGTGCTTCCCGCTTGTCCGGCTTCACATTTGTCGGCCACACGTAGCCGGCCACTTCGTCGGTGAAGCACAGCGGCTTCTTCGCCGCAGCCAACTCTGGGTCGGGTTCTACAAGCGCTCCGGCGACGACGAACAGTCGTGGCTTACCGTCGGGCCGGACCTTTAGCCGAGCTTGAACGGCCTGGATCCCGTCGGAGATGGTCTTGCGCGCAGCCGTGGTCGCCATTCCGAAGTGCCGTTCGAACGTGGCCCGGTCTTCGGCGTCGTGGTCGCAGATGATGGCTTGCGGCTTGGGTTCCCGCCAGGTGCCGTCGCTCTTGGTCACTAGTGACTTGATGTGCTTGGCGTGGTCTTCGACGAGACGTTGGGTGCGGTAGATCTCCCGGTATAGCCACAGCCGTCCGTCGGGGTCTTCGGCCCAGAACTGGCATACAAAGGGGTTGCTGTACCCGAAGTCGATCGACATCCACCGTTTCCACGTCGCCGCTGTTCTCGGCAGCTGGTCAACGATGTGTATGGCCGGATCGAAGTTTTCGTACACCAGGCCTTCGGCTGCGACCCACTTGCCCCAGCGCATCCGCTGGTAGCGAGCCCCTGTCAGGGTCTCCAGTCGGGCCAGATAGGTACGCCCGTACTCGGTCCAGTCCCCATCGGCGAACATCCGCGGGTTGTCTTCGTGGCGGCTGTAGAGGATGGTGCACCGGCCGGCGTCCGCGCGGGCTTTCAGCGGGTGAGTGGGCCCGGACGGGTTGGTGCACATGATCAGCTGTTGGTAGGACAGCCGGCCGTTCCGCAGACGCGTGACGAGGGTATCGATGTCCTCATCGGTGACTTCGATGGCTTCGTCGATGAGGCATAGGTCGTATTCGGTGGACAGCAGCCGCGAGGGCCGGTCTAGCCCGCCGACGACGATGACGGATCCGTTGGTGTATCGGAATGCGGCCGGTTCTTGAGGCGATCCGCCGTAGAACTTGAGCAGCCCTGCGCCGAGTGCTTCGACCGCGACTTTCTGGCGGAACGTCACCAGGGTGGATGCGGTTAGCGAGGAGTGGGTTTTGCGGACCAGGAGCGCCCGGACGCCTGGTGTTGCGAGGCAGGCCAGGTGAATCTTGGTGAGAGCCCCGACGGTCTTGCCTGTGCCGGCAGCGCCGGAGAGCAGCAGCTCGCCGTCCTTACGTCGGAACGCTTCCAGGACTGCGCCGCGGGGTTCGAACCGGACGAGGGTTTCGGTCACTTCAGGTCGTCGGGGTTTACGCCGACGACCTCGTAGCGGACGCCGCCGGACACTGCCATCTTCTGTTCGGCGTACAGGCCGAGGAGCTTGGCTTCTTGGTCGTCGAGCTTGACGAGGCGGTCAATGGCTGCAAGCACGGGTGCGGTATCTTCGATCGGGCCGCCGTCGTCAAGGCTGACAACGCGACCCTGGGAGACGGTGACGTGGAAGGCGGTCAACACTTCCATGACCGACTCGCGTTCCATGTCGATGCGCTCGAGTTGTTCGGCACGGCGCTTGGCCTGGTTGGCAGCGTGGGCTGCGATGGCTTCGGCGGGGATGGCGCGGCACGCGGCCTGGTAGTGCCGCCAGGCGGTGTGCACATCGATACCGACCTCGGCCGCGATCTGCCGGAACGACAGACCTTCGTCGCGGAGTTCGACAACCCGCTTGCGACGCTGTGCGGAGACGTGACGGTGGTTGCCGTGCTCTCCCTGGCTACCCACGGTCGTCCTCCTGCTCGCGCCGGAAAACGATCACGAACCCGCGGTCGGTGGCGCACAGCGGCCGATACCGCAGCGTCTCGTTCTCGGCTTCGATAGTGAGTACGCCGTCGTTGAAGGTGATGCCGGCCAGCTTGTTGTTCCGGAGCAACGTGATGTCGAAAGCGACATCATCGGGGGCTTTGACGATCCGGATGGCGCCGTCGGCGTCGTGGCTGATGATGAGCGCCTCACCGCGGGCGTGGTTGTCAATGCCGCAGTTTTCGCGCACCCAGTTGAGAACATCGTCGGCAAGCGTGTTGGGTGCGATCTCGAACGAGCCTGCCGACGCGGTGGGGGTGATGAACTTGGTGTCGGCTTCGGCCCAGGCTATGGAGTCCTGGTCGTATTCGGCTGCGAGTTCGGCGAGGTCTCGCTGGAGGCGTTCGCTTGTCTCGTTGCCGATCTCGAAGGCGATGCAGGCGTTTTGCCACGGGTCGGTGCTGGACGATACCCAGTCGCCGTAGACCTGGAGTGCCAGCCCGCGAACGGCAGCGGTGAACTTGCCGTGGAACTCCGACCAGCGGGCCTGGGCGAGCTTGTCGTCGGAGTTGCCGATGGAGGCGTAGATGGTGGTGGTGCCGGCCATCAGCTGGTGGCTCCGCGTCGTGGCCGTCCGTTGCGTCGCAGTCCAGCTTGGCGCCGCTCGTCTTCGGTCATGGCGCCGGCGACGGTGCGGTAGGTGCCGCTTTCGGGGTCGGCATGGCCGAGTTCTGGGCGTCCGGGACCGACGTGGACCCAAGCGCGTTCGCCAATGCCGTTGACGCGAACAGCATGCGTAACGATCCCATAGCGAACCGCCGCCAGGGCGTTGACCTCGGGGTGTTCTTCGGCTGCGCGGCCTGTAAGTGTCATGCGTTCGCCCAGGCCTGCTTCTCGTCGTCCCGTTGGATGGTCAGGACGATTCCGGCGTCTATGGCAAATGTCACCTGGTGGCTGGAGTCCTTGAACTCAACGAGTCCGTCTTCGAGCGCGTAGTAGGCGGCTTTGACGTCAGCGGTCGCGATCGACAAGCCGCCTGCGGCGTTGTGGCCGCGGTAGGTGACGACCCATGCCGTCATGACGGGAGTGGCCATGGTGTTCCTTCGTGGTGGTGGTGATTGTGCTGCCCGCTCAGATAGCGGGGTGGTTCCAGGGCTGCTCGTCGATCCGTGCAGCGAGCATTGCTGGGGTGACCTGGCACGGATCCTCTTGCCCGCACAGCCAGTCGAGCCCGGCGTAGTTCCCGGCCTGCGCGGCGAGCTCGGAGCACATCACGGACCTGCGTGCGCGCTCGAACTTCGCGAGTATCCGCCACCGCAGCCCGAGGCACCGGAGCCCGTCCACAGCGTCGGCGGTCCAGGCATAGGGCTCGCCGCGCTTGGATTCGGCGTATTCGGCGACGGCTGCCCGCTGGACGGCGGTCATGTCCTCGCCGGTGTTGTACTCAATCCGGCAGCCGGCGTACTCAGAGACGTCGCGGATGCGGACGCCGCCGGGTTCGGCCTCAACGATCTGGCCGTCGCCAATGCTGATGAAGACGTGGTCCGCCCAACTGCGGGTTACGGTGCGGATCATGAATGCGACGAACCCGCCGGTTCGGACGCAGCCGTACACTCCGGCCGGTGGGAGGTCGCGGCGGAACACAGTCTCAGGCGGCACTGCTACCTCCCGGACGCCCTACTCGGCTTCAGCGAGGTCACCGGCGATGTCGAGCTCGGCGCCGATGAGCGTGAGCTTCACTTCGACGGGCTTGTCGTCGTTGGCGGACATGGCGACCTCAATGCGGGTCACGGTGTTGCTGATGTCCTTGCCGTTGACGTAGACCTTCGTGTTCCCTGCGGCGCGTCGCTTCCCGCCTGGATGGACGATCCGAACGGTGGGGCGGGGCTTGTCGGTCACGGGGCCTCGGTCTCGACCGTCGGGGTCTCGGCCGGCGCGGCCAGCGTTGCGGCACCCGCAACGTCCGCAGCGACTTCCTCGCCGGCCTGCTTCGCGTCGTGCTCGGCCTCGGCGACAACCGGCTCCTCGGCCTTCACCGCGTCGCTGGCGACCTGCTCGGCGTCGGTCTTCACTTCGGCTTCGATCTTCGGAGCCTCGCCCATCAGGGTGTGGTAGACCTTGGCGACCTCGGCGGCGAGGGCGTGATCTTCGGCGGCGAGCTTGTTCTTGATGCCGTCGAGCGCGGCGAGGGCGTCCTTGAAGTCCATGGTGGTTCCTCAGTCGTCAGGGTCGGGGGAGAAGCCTGGCGTTCGTTTGCTGCGGTCCGGACACACGATCGCGGTCTCGTGCCACCAGCCGGTCCGGCCGGCGTAGGCCTCGCCGCCGCAGCTGGTACAGATCCCGAACTGGAGGGTGTCGAACCAGTCGTCGAAGTCCGCGAACGGCGCGTCGACCGCATGTGCACGCTCGAGCGTGAGCGGCGCGGCGCTCAAGGCCGCGGGATCCACCGGTCGGCGCCGATCAGGTGTAGCGCGAGGAACGCCAGCGCCAGCAGTCCGAGGCTGAGCGGGCTGAACCACGAGTTGGTGTGAGCGCCGAGGCCGTTCAGTAGGAAGCCAAGGGCCGCGGCGATGACTGCAAGGATGCCGAACATGAGGCCTCCCGGGAACAGCAAAAAGCCCACCGGGATCCGGTGGGCTCGCGATTTTGGGCGGACTGCGCCGTTCAGATCATGCGCTACCCGAAGGAACAGCGTCAAGTTGCTGGTTCGCCCGGGGTGCTGCGCGGACCCGGCCGGCCGCCGCGGCGCCGGATCCGGTCCCGGTTTTCGATGGCGGCGTCGCTGCGTTCCTTCTCGACCGTGGTGAGCTCGTCCTCGTTGAACAGAACCACCACCTGTCGCCGGTAGTGGTGCTCGTACTTGGTGAGCCGCTCCTCTTGCACCCACCGTTCCAGTGTGCGGCGGGTACGGCCGGTGATCTCCATGGCCTGCTTAATCGTGACCGGCTTGAACATCGGGTCGGTGGGGTCGATGACGGCCATCAGGATGCGGCCCGATACTGGTGCGGCACGGATCCGCCGAAGATCTCGGCGAGTTTGTCTCGGGTGGCCAGCGCCCGAACCTGTTCGCCAGCGGCGAGGAGCCGGGTCCAGGCGTGGTATTCATCGGGCGTCATACGGAATGCCGGCCGGCATTTGCGGCAGCGGATGTACCCGGTCGTGGCGCCTTGCATGGGCACCGTGGTCTGTTCGGTCAGTTTGTCGGGCCGTGGCCGATGGTGGTTGAGGACTTCGCCGTCGGCGCCGTATAGGAACTTCGTGACCCGCTGCCGCCGTCCGGGTTCTGCTTCGACTTCGTGCTCCAGCGCCTTGTGGTCACAGATCGGGCACGGCACGCCAGCGACGCGGACGGGTTCGACGTCCTGGGTGCCGGTGAGTGCTTTGGCGCGGCGGTGGTACTTCAGCGCGTCGAGACCGAATTCGGTGGCGACTTGGGTACCGGTCCAGTCGGCCATGTGAAGGTGGTCGTACTCGGGTTCGGCGCGGCCATTGATGTGCCAGTCCAGATGCGGCAGCAGCAGTTCGACTGCGCCGCGGACAGCCGTGCAGGGATCGGTGCGGTGCACGCGCTTGTTCAAGCCGAGTTGTACGCGAACGCTACCCTCCCACGAGGTGATCCATTCGGCGATCTCGTCGAGGAGGAACGATTCGGCTTCGTGGTCGTGGACGGGCCGGTTCTTGCTGCCGGACACGTACTCGGTCATGGCCGCGGAGACGCCGGATTCGACTTCCGCGCGGAGGCGGACGGCGAGGTCGGGGAGCTCGGCGACAGCTGAGCGGATCGCGGTGGTGCAGGGCGGGCACCATACGGGCTGGCCTTCGCGGGGCTGAAGGTCGTGGTCGATGCCGGTTTCGTAGTAGCGGTTCTCGGCTGCACGCCAGCCGGCGTTGCACCGACCCGGGCATGCGGTCGGGGAGGGGACAGTGTTCACCGCAGCTCCATCGGGTTGTGATCTACCCTTGTGGGTGCGGCGAGTTGTTGGTCGTGTGACGATCAGCGCTGGAATGGCGGCCGGGCTGGTCGGCAGGTTGATCAGAGGATACGCGCAACAACGGTAAAGGCCCGAACCATGCGACGGTTCGGGCCTTCGTGTTCGTCGTGTCAGCTTTGGCGCCGCGGCTTCCGCCAGCCCAGCAGCTCCTCGGCATATCGCCCTGTGGCATCAGCGTTCCTGCTGATCCGGCGAACTTCGCGCTGCGTCTGCAGCCACTGCTTGTCCTGGTCACGCTGAGCCTTAGCCGGGTCCGGGCGTGACCCGTTCAAGGTGCCGTCGGGCTTCCGCAAAGCGCGCTTGGACATCGGAGTGGGTCGCTGGCCAGCCTGCGCCTTCACGTGCTCGGCGTGCCGATCGGATTCGACTGCGATCCGAGTCTGAAGCTCCTCGACCCGCCGCTTCACCGACTTCCGCTTCGGCGCCTGCGACGGCTTCACTGCCCAGGTACCGTCCTTGCGCTGTCGTACCCCGGCAGCCTTCAGCTTTCCCGCGTCCGGCTTCGGTCGGGCTGGCGTGACATCACGCGGACTAATCCACTCGCGCCGGGCCTGACGCAAAACACGCTTGAAGCCGCCGGGACCCCACATGATCCGGCCGGCGACGGCGGCAGGCGACCACTCGGAGGACTTCTTCTTCCGCTTCTTCCGTCGCTTGGGCGCGGCCATCGCCGGTTACGCCTCCCTGCGGTTGATGTCGGGGTTCGGGTAGTACTTGCCGGCATCGTCGGTCCAGGCGTAACCGCGCAAGATCCATGCCCGCAGGGCCTTGCGCACCGAATCCCGGGACGTAAGCCGCTCGATACGCAGGTCTACCAACTCATCGACACTGGCGTTCGGCCGGGTGGAGAACTCCTTCCACAGCCGCTGCCAGTTCTGCTCGACGACCGTGCCGTCGGGGTAGCGGACGGTGGGTACGACGTGCAGCCGGAAAGACTCCCCACGGGTGTCGCCAGCCTCGGTGCCGCGGATTCCGTGGCCACCTCCGGGTCCTGCCGGCCCGTCGTCTTCGGCTTCGAGGTCGGCGTCATAGGCCTCCCGAAACGCAGACGCGGACAGGTCGTCGAGCGTGGGGCACTCGGGGGCCCACCGGTTCACCATGTCGGCGATCATCTGGTCGGTGATGTAGTAGGCGCGGGCGGCGCGAGGCTGTGCATGCTCCCGCGACTTGATCATGAAGCTTCCCTTGTGTCGCAACTCGTCCAACCGCCAGCCCTTCCCCTGTGCGCCGGCGCCGAGGATCACGTTGATGGTGCCGGTCTCCGAGCAGTGCAGCCCGATCCGCACCTGGTACTGCTTGCGCGCCGCGGTGCTGGACCCGAACACTTCCTTCTCCGGGTACTGGGTGGCGTCCAGACAGAACACGCCCACGTACCGGCCGATCTGCCGGATCCGGCGCAGCCACTTCGCCGCGTTCGGGAACTCGGAGGTGAGTTCGGCGAGCTCGTCGATCGGCGCCAGGATGTACGGCCCGTACTTGGTGTCCCACTTGCGCACAGGCACGTCGATGTCGTCGTCGTCCAGGATGGCGTACTCGTCGATGCCGATGGACTGCCCGCGGACCTTGATGACGGCCAGAAGCCCACGAAGGGACCTCATGCCCTGCTCGGGACTTGTGGCCAAATTCCACATGACTTTGCGGTAGGGGCCGAGTTCCGGGGCGCCGGGCTTGCAGTCGATTCCGATGCGCACCACGTTTTTGTGTGGCAGCGTGGAGCACACAATGACGTTCATGACGCCGGATTTGCCGTTGTCGGTGTCTCCGGCGATGAGGGTGTGATTCCACAGCAGCGACTGTTCGACGGTTTGGAGGTTCTCGAACAGCCCCAGCGGGATCGGTTCTTCGAACGACGTTGTCGACGGGCCGGGCCACAGCACCGTGTCGGCGAGGTGGTCTTCGCCGTCGAACCAGGTGAGTTCGATCTCGTTGCCGGAGTTGCCGCGGACGATCTCGACGTGGCGGCAGCCGAGATTGGTGACCAGCTGCTGCTTCTTGCGCATGATCGCGTCGGGGCTGGTGTTGGATCCGGACGGCAGGGCGATGGTCGCGGTGTGCGCGTCCGGTCCGGCCTCGACGATGGCGCGGATCGTGATCGGGGAGATGCCCAGATCCTCGAAGGCGTCGTGGAGCCGGGACGCCTCCCAGGAAACGATCTGCGGGAGTGAGCCCGGCATGGGGATCCCAGCCGGCACGCCGACGGGCGGCATGGGTGCCCCGGGGTTGGCGGCGGCGGTGTAGGAGATGATGTCGGCACGCTCGTGTCGCACCTTGTGGTGCCGCCACAGGTGCCACCCGATGTACCCGGCGGCCAGTTCCGGCACGAGCATCATGAACGAGATCCAGGTGGGTCCGGCGGCACATGCCGTGCCGCCCGCAATCGCCCCAATGCCGAGCAGTGCCGCCCCGCGGGTGATGTGCACGTCGGGCTGTGCCGCCTCTTCGCCGGCACTGTGTGGCTGGTTCGCTGTGGCGGACAGGTGTGCGATGCCGGAGAACCCTAGGCCGATGAACCCGAGGCCGAGCATGGCCCCGCCAATGACCTCGTGCCAGGCCTGGCCGTGGACGCCGAAGCCAGCGCCGGTGAACGCGAGCGCGCCGATCCCGGGCCAGGCGTGGATGTCGTTGAGGTACTGGAACGGACGCAGGGTGCGTTGTCCGCCGGGTCGGCGATCCAGGCGGTTGGTGAAGTGCTCCGGCAGCACCTGATGCGGGTGTACGTAGCCCTGATAGGGGCTCTGACCTGCGGTTACAGGGTACTGCTGCGGCTGGTAAGCGGCGGGGGCTGTGGCGCGACGCGACGGCAGCAGGTCGTCGTTCACCGGCTCGGTGTCGGTGAATTCGCGTTCGCCAGCGTCGCGTCGCATCGCAGACAGGATGCTCACTGGGTCACCACCCCCGATGTCTCGGACTCCTCGTCAAAACCCAGGTGCTTCTTCACCTCGGAGTTCAGCTTCCGCTCCCACCGGTCGGACCCGGGCATGTTTGGGTCAGGGAAGGCATTTCGGAGGTGCGCAGCGAGAACAGCGGCGGTGGGGTGCTCGCCGTGCTTCTCGGCGTAGGACTCGAACAGTGGGATGGCACGGTCGAGCCACACCTCGAACGGCACGCGTGTTCCGGTACCGGCCGGCTTGGCGGTTCCGGCATCGGGCTTGGCACGTTCCGGTGCTGGCGGCTCGGGTGCCGGAACGGGCTTGGGCGGCATGCCGGGGTCCGTGCCGGGGGTGCGTGCCGGTTCCGGGGCGGTACGTTCCGCTGGGGGCTGTGCCGTGCCGGGGGCGGTACGTTCCGCAGGCGTAGCGGGCTCGTGCCGTTCCGGTGCAGGCTTGGCGGTACGTGCCGGTGCCGCTTCGGCTGCTGGTGCGTCGCCGGCTGTTGGTGCCGGCTGTCGGGCGTCGGCCAGCTGCCGCAGCAGCCACGGACCGACGAGCCCCATAGCGATCAACAGGAAGGGGCCGACTGCGTTGAACCCGGCTAGTTCGAACCGGCGGGCGTAGAACGCGGGCCCGCAGTTGAGCGCGAACATGATCAGTCCGCAGAACGCGGACAGGGCGTGCACGGGCCACAGTTCCTTCTCGGTGCGGCCCCTGTGCGACAGCCAGGTGGCGGCAACGTTCAGGCCGGTGACGAACAGGTCAACGCCGGGGCCGGTGAGGTAGGCGATGCGCCAGTCCACGCCGAGGCTCTTGCCGAGGTCGCCGACGTTCCCGAAGGAGAACAGGAATGCAAGCAGCGGAACAACCGCCATAACGAACAAGACGATGCGATAAACCCAGCGCTCGACCCTGTCGGCATCCTGGGTGGTGGGCTTAGTCTGATTGGCGTCCACGGTGCTCCCAATAGCAACGTGCGGCAAAGCAGCCCGACGGTTACCGGCCGTCGGGTTCTGCTTTGGCGCCAAGCCCGGATCTACCTTATCGCGTTCGGCGGGTGCAGCAGAATTCTGATTCATGGCAATAACAGTCATGCGGGTGTCCTCCGCATCAGTTCGGGGGCTCCGCGGGTGATGTGTGAGGCGGTTGCGGCGGAGGCGGCGGCAAGGAGCAGCAAGGTCAGGGCGGCACTGGTGGTGGGCCACGCCAGCAGCCAGAGCAGGAGTCCGGCGGTGGCGGCGCGGCGTCCGTAGCGTGCGGCGAGCCAGGTGAGTCGTAGGGTTTCGCGGTCGGGTCCGGTGGTGGCGCAGGCGAGGAACGCGAGGGTGCCGGCTGCGGCGAAGCAGGCTCCGATGAGGAGCAGTGCCACGGTGAAGATGGTCATGGTCGGTTGTCTCCTCTCGGGTTGGAACCCGGCCGCGGCGGTGAGCTTGGCGTCTCGGACCGTCGCGGCCGGGGGCTTGTGGGTTAGCGCTTGCGGCGTGTTACTGCCACCAGCGCTTCGCGCGCTTGGCTGCGTCGCGGGCCTCGCGGTCGAGGTACTCCTGGTCGGCGTCTCGGCCCGGCTTCCAGTTGCGGATGAAGTCGCGGTCGACGCGGCCGTTGGGGCCCTGGTGCGCGGTCTTGATGCCGGCCTCGGTTTGCTTGCGGTGGTCGTCGGCGTTCTTCTGTGCCCAGGCGGCGAACTCTTCGCGTCGCCGTCGTTCTTTCGAACCGAACATGATCAGTTCCTTTCGTCTGGCCGGTGGGCCAGGGGCTTGTGGGTCAGTTGGACTTGCGGGGCTGCCGGAACGGGGTCTGGATGGCCTCCCAGACCCGCGGGTCGGTGTTTTCCTTGGTGGCGGGTTCGCCGTGCTCGCCGACCCAGCCGGTGTAGCCGGATTCGCGCAGGGCGGTGAGCTTGTTGAGGTCGGCGCGCTGTCCGGGGGTGAGGCTGTCGCGGTACTTGCTCATCGCGTGCTCCTTCGGTTGGGCTGGCATGAACGGCATGTGCGTTGCGTGGATCATGGCGACGTTGACGCTGGCGGCTGCGAGGGCGGCCCAGATCTCGGGGTATTCGGGCGCGGGTTCCCAGTCGGCCGGAACAGCGGTTGCCTCAGCGGCGGTTTCGCTGGTCGGGTTGGTGGCTGCGATCTGTGCGGCCAGGAGTTCGCCGGGGACGTCGGCGGTGAGGCGGCGGAAGAGGCGCATCAGGCACCTGCCCGGATCCCTGCGCGCACGGCGTTGCCGAGGCGCTCGTCCTGCATCGGAACGTCGCGTTCGAATCCGGCGGGAAAGCCGGTCGCGTCCTCATCGGTGGGCCATTGGCCGGCGTCGATGATGGCCTGCACGGCTTCGACACGTTCGGCGCGGTCGATCAGCAGCGCGGCGAGCCGGCGCAGCGAGTCGGCGTCGCCTTCGATTTCGACGCCGTCGAACTGCACGCCGCTGTAGGCGGGCATGGTGCCGTTGCCGTAGACCCACAGGGGGCTGACCCAGGTGTTGTCGGTCAGGTGGATGGTGACGATACGGTGGAACACCGCCAGGATCGGGTGGCGCAGCGTGAACCACGCCTGGTAGGCGGCGCGTTCGATGAGGTAGGGGCTGTTGGGTCCGGTCAGGTCGCCGTGGCGGCGCTTCGGCAGCTTCACAGCAGGCCTCCGTCGGTAAGGTCCCAGGCGTTGCAGACGTCTTCGTAGGTGAGCGTTTCGGTGTCGGCGCTGAACTCGTCGGCTTCGGCGTTGACGCAGGTCTTGCACGGCGCGGTGTCTTCACCGGCGATCTCGTGGGCGCGGTCGATGACGCGGCCGGCGGTGATGATGGCCGCGACCGTTGCGGCGGGGGCCAGTGCGGCGCCGAGTGCGACTGCCGCGACGGCGCGGGTGGTGCGGTGGTGGGCGAGGAAGCCTGCGATGGGCCGCAGGAGCTTCTGGTCGTCGATCCAGATGGCGGTGTCGACTTCGGCTTCGCGCCATTGGGTTCGCAGCAGGCCTAGGACGTCCATGTCTGGTCCTTTCCGGCGAGCACGACCGCGTCGCGAAGACTGCCGGCCCGCTGCTTCGGGATCCGCACCTGCGCGGGCTTCTCGTCGCCGGACACCGTCCAGTCGGTGATGGGCCGGTTGGCGCCGGCGCCGGTGAACTCAACCAGCCCGTTGGGCAGGACGCGGGTGGCGATGGATTCGCGGTAGATGGCGCTCATCGGTCGCTCCCGTCGCTGGCGGTGCCGTTCTCGATGTCGTTGACCAGCTGCTCCGGGGAGATCCGACGGAGCCTGGCCTCGTCGGTGAGCGTCTGCCACGCCTCGTTCCGGTCGACGCTGGCGCGGATCACCCGCATCAGGTGGTCGGCGCCGGTTGCGAGAGAGGCGATGAGGAGGACGCCGGGGATGGTGTCGGAGTGCTCGAGGGGCAGGAGCACGACGGCCACCGCGCCGAGCAGCGTCATCAGCGCCAGGATCAGCGGCAGTCGTCGCTGGAGCCGCTTCCGATCCTCGTTGGCAGCGCGCCAGGCAGCAACCAGGTCGCGCGTGAAGTCGTCGTTCATGAGGCGCAGCCTCCGCTCCGGTCGAGGGTGAAGTAAACGCGGTTGCCGTTGCCTCCGCCGAGCCGCTCGATGCCGGCTTCAGTAGCAAGTTCGGCGAGGATGGCCCAGCCGCGTCCGTGCTCGGATTCGTCGTCGAACTCGGTGTCCAGCGCCACGTCTGCACGGGCCCGCCCGGCGTCGGTGATGTCGAACCGGATGTGCTTGTCGCCGACGCTGATCGCGACGGTGATCTGGCCGCGGTTGGCGTACAGCGCGGCGTTGGTCACCGTCTCGGAGATCAGCAGCTTCGCGGTGTAGACGGTGTCGCTGTTGATGCGGTGCGCGGTGAGGAAGTCGGCGGTGAAGTTCCGGGCCGCGTGCGGCGCGAGTTCGTCGCGCCGGAACCTGCGGAGGGCTTCTTTCGGTGGTGTCTCCAACGTCGGGTCCGGCAGGGTCGGGGTGGCAGCGGTCGTGGACATGTCAGCCTCCTGCGCTGTCGACGCGGGGCGTGGTTGCGGTGCAGTTTTCGGCGTGCTTCGCGGCCCAGTCGGCGACGTCACGGCTCAT